TTACCGGACTGACCGTCCAAGACATCAAAAGAAGTAACGCTAGGATAGTAACTAAAGCAATTCCATAACTCCAGCTCGTCAAGTCGCATCCTAGGAACTTCTTTGACATCAAATCCTTTTTGTATGAATGCAGAGATTGGCAAACGGTAGAATATAGCCCCGTTTTCCATAATTGCGTGAAAGAGTATAGGACGCCCTGTAATCGATGCAAACCCAAAAAGTAAGCAGTCTTCCACTTCTCCATGGTGTTCTTTAAGATCATATAAATATTCTCTTCTTACCTGCGCATACGTGGCAGGAATGTTTGCATTCAAGTAAGCCATTCAACATAAATTCCTATAGTGCTGCGATTATAAAAATAACAAGTACAACGCCTGCACCGATACACACTTTTCTGTGATCTTTCCAGATTTGTTTAATTGTTTCCATAGTTCCTCCTAATTTATATTACCCCAGTTTTCGCCTGCTTCATAGTCTACCTTATTAGGTACTTCTAGCTCGACTGAAGTTTCCATTATTTGTACTATCTGTTTAGCTTCTTTATCATCTTTTACGGAAATATCCAACTCATCATGTACCTGTACATGGGGTATAATTCCTTCTTTATGTAGATCAATCATGGCTTTTTTGGTCATATCAGCTGCTGATCCTTGTATTAATCTATTTAATGCTTTGTATGTATATGCTCTTCTAATCCCTGGTCCGTGTTCCAAGAGCGCTTGATCATGAGGTAATGCTTTATGAATCCCGAATTGATTAGGTTCCCATAAAGGAAAACGACACAGTCTACCCATTAAGGTACGAATTTTTCCTGAATCTTGAGCACGTTTCATTGTTGCATCCATCAGTTGTTTTACAAAAGGAACTTTGTCATGATACGTTTTAAATAAATCTTCGGCCTGAAGTTTACTAACTCCAAGTTCTGCTTGTAATTTATTTTTTCCCATTCCATAAAATAATCCTAAGTTAATTGTCTTGGCTTGAGTTCTAGGAATCTCTGCCATGTCTGCAACAATTTTATGAAAGTCTGCGTCTTCATTTTTATAAGACTCAACTACTTCGTCTACTCCATATAAATTTTGTAAGGATGCGTAATGAACAACGAGTCTTGGCTCTTGTTGATTGTAATCGAAACAACCCCACTTACATTTTTCTTCAGGAATAAATAAAGATCTGATCCGTGGTCCGAGTTCCTTGTTTCTTGCTGGAACCTGCTGTAAGTTTGGATTATTCATCGAGAATCTTCCCGTCACGGTTCCTCCACCTTCGGCTCTAAGTTGGTTAATTTCCGCATGAATTCTACCTTTTTGGCTATGTTTTAGGATGGTATCAATGAACGTGGTGTGAGCTTTATTAATTTCTCTAGCTTTGGCAATACACTTCACGACATTGTGAGGATGATTTGTTAGAAAATTTTTAGTAAATGATGGAGCTTCAGTCTTAACAGTTCGATCATAAGGTAGCCCTAATTTATCAAAGACTTTAGCAATGGATCGTGCCGCCCAGATCTGAACATCTATCCCCGTATTTACTAACACTTCACCTAACATTTTTTTCTCTTGTTCGACTAATGTTTTCTTTTCTTTCGCGGCTTGTTCTTGATTTACACGTACACCAAGAAATCTCATATCAACTAGACATGGAAATAATTCCATTTCCATTTTGAATATAGATTGAATATCTTGGTGAATAATTTCTTTTTTTAATTCCTGCCACAACTCCAGTGTGAGTTGGGCGTCACGCTCTGCGTAAGCCCCAACATACATTGCTGGAAGTTTATACATTTCAGCTTTAGGATCGACTCCCCATGACTTTGCTGCTTCATACAATGCAGATTCATCTTTGCCTTTGCCTACATAATCTCGTCCACAACCATTTAAATCATAACGTAATCGATTCTCATCACATAAAGCTGCGCCTATCATTGTATCTATAACACGTCCATTAATTTTTAAGCCCATGGCTCTTAACCAACAGACATCATACATGGCGTTGTGAAAAATTTTATCAGAGGGTGTTTTTAAAACAGCGGTAAGCCATTTGATGATCATCTTACGATCCATATTACCCCCGCCTTCATGAGCAAAAGGATAGTACGCACAGAAATCTTCTGTAGCTACTGAGACTCCAACAACTTCTCCCACTCCAACAACCGAACCTGATCCCATTCGTATATTTAAATTTGGATCTTTAGTTTCTAAATCAATTGCTATTTCACAGGCTTGAGTTAAATCAGGAAATTCTTCTGGTGGGAGCCACTCTGTTTGTGGCTTGAAGAGAGGCATTTGCATTAAGAATAATCCCTCTCAATAATCATATCAATATAATGTTTGGCTTTTTCCAAATCTTGTACTTCTCCTTTATGTGCGTGCCTGCAGATATATTTAATAGCATTTCCTTCTGCAAAAAGCAATTTATTATCATTGATAAATTTACTGGGCTGGATCTTCATGTCTTTATAATGGGATCCACCGATTTGTTTTTTATAAACACTCATGTCTGCAACTTAAAATTTGCACTCATGGATATTCTCTCTCCTTCGGACATAAAAGGAGTGACGAAATGAGTGAGGGTTGCTGGAAATATAAAAAAGTCTCCTTCTTCGGGAAAGAAATATCTAGTGGAAATAGCGTGGGGCTGAAACTCCCCGTAAGTAAAAGAAAGTGAACCTGGTCCTGTTCCTGTTCCTGTAAATTTTTTATGTTCTTCTTTTAATGCTTCAGGAATTTTAATAAATAAAACGCTAGACAAATCGCAGCCAGGGTGAGTATGCGGAGGATTAAATTCTCCAGCTCTCATAAAATTAACCCAGGACATAAGGATACTCGTTTGAGTGATGGGTTTTCCATACCAGTTCTGATATGCCTCACCAAAAGCCTGTAAATAAGGATCGATGATTCTCACAAAAGCGTTGCTGCTGACGTAGTGTTCATGTTTGATAGCTCCTGCCAGCGTATCATTCACCCGACTTGATTGTTTACTACAAAGGGCAGCACATTTTTTTAAATCTTCTTGTTGTATTTTTATTTTAAAAAGAAGGGGTCCCCAATAATAAAAATTATAATCCCTCATAAACGAAATGCCTTATAAATGTCTTTGGGTCTGATAATATGTAAATGATCTTTAGTTCGTGTTGCTCCAACATAGAACAATCGATTCTCGTCGTCGGGAAAACGATCCATACTTTTTTGAGTATTTCTACTTAAATCGGTTAAGAGAACGACGTTTGAACATTCTCCCCCCTTGACACCATGAATCGTTGATAATAAAATACGCGGCGTTTTATTAAGTTCTTCACCATTTGCTCTCATCTTTCGAATGTATTCAACTTGGTTTTGTGGAGCAGAATCAAAAGCTTCATACCAAACTTTTTGAGTGTTTAATCCTCGATTATTATAAACTTCGGTCATCTTGTAAGATTTATCCTTATCAAGATACTGAAGATTTTCTTTTTGATAATGATTAGGAGACATATAAGATGCAATTCTTTTTATTTTTTCATGATCTAAGTCTTTATTTTTTCTCCACTCTTCCCAATCAACAACCGCTTCGTATAAATCTTTTTCGTAACCTTTCTTGAATTTATTATGATAGTACAATCCTTTAGCATACAAAACGTTTTCTAACTCATTTAACATGTGACGAGTTCTGGCTAATACAAACCATTTCCCACTCCTCATATCTACATCTTTAAATTCATGATAATAAGAAAGTCGTCCACTTTTACTTTTAGGCGCCCATTCTTTATGAAGTCTATTAGAAATTCTTTTAACAATTCCCATAGCTATATCATGTACTACGCTTGGTACTCGATACGATTGTGCTAGATTTAATATTTTTCCTGTTTGAGTAATAAAGCTATCTACATCAGCACCAGCCCATCGAAAGATTGCTTGATCGTCATCACCCGCAATATACGAATCGTCAGTTTTATCCCAAATAGATTTTGCCATATTCCATTGCAAACGAGATAGATCCTGAGCTTCATCAATAAATACAACATCAAATTTAGGGGAAACATCTGATTTTGTAAACTCAGAAATCATATCATTAAAATCAATGAGGCCGTGAGCTTTTTTATAACTTTCTAATTCACTACTTAAAATTTTTAAATCTTTGACTGAAACTTCTTGAGAATGTTCTTTTAAATTATATTGTTGTTCAGGCGTAATACCTCTTAATCGGGCAAGCTGAATAATTCTTAAATAATCACTGTTGGTGGTGAATAATCCAGTTTGTTCATCGTCCCATTCATTATAATCTACACGTATCCCTGTTTGTTTCCCTACATCGGCATAATGTTTACGCTGCATTACATTTTCTTTTTTAATTCCTAAACGTCTAAAAGCCAATGAGTGTAAAGTTCTAAAATATGGCAAGTCATCTTCGGTTAAATTAAATTTATCCATGGCCCTATCTCTGGCTTCATAAGCTGCTTTTTGAGTAAATGAGAAATAACCAATACGATTGGGATCCGTTGTTTTTAAATATTTATCTACTTCGTTTAATAAAGTTTCTGTTTTTCCTGTACCTGGAGGTCCTAATACTATTGTTTTCATTGTGGTTTCCATCTCATTTGAGACCAGGCTTTATTCCAAGAACCTTCCACCATCTCTATTATTTTTTCATATTGTGGATCAAATTTGTTATCAAGTTCATAGTTAAACATAATCGGGGTTGTTCCTGGATCATCATCTTGCATATATTCATACGTGTGAAACATTGATAAACCTATGCGGGT